TTAAATCCAATAAAAGACGAAATTAAAATTATACCTGTTGTAGAGGGTGCTTTCTTTTTTGCTTTGCTAGGTGCTGCTTTAATTGGTGGTGCAAAAGCACTTGGATTTAAAACTTTTTTAGGTTCAGTCGCTTTAAATCTTGGACTTGGATTAGTTCTTCAAGATGTCACAAATTATCTAACACCAAAACCTAAGCCGATGTCATCTTTAGAACCAGAAGATGCTACTGTTAACTTTGCCTTTAGTGGGGTCACAAACGTTAGTCGTGCTGGTGTTGCACTCCCTCTTGTATATGGAGATATCTTTGTTGGAAGTATTAACGTATCAAATGGAATTGATACAGACCAGATCGAGGTTTCTGTCTAATGTCTAATTTTGATCCGTTTGATCCAAATTTTATGAGCTTTGATCCATTTCAAGCTCATTATTTTGGTGAATTAACAGACCAGCAACTAGATGGCTATTTAAAAGAATTTGGTAATAGTTCATTAGGTAATGATGTTGTATTTGATGCTGCTGGGAAGTTAGTTGAAATAGAAGGTGTCACTGTTGAAACTGGCAGTTATTCACAATCTGGAACTACAGCAACGATCACACATGATGGTAGTGAAACAATAAATGTAGGTGATGTTTTAAACGTAATACTAAATGTAGGTGCTGTCCCTGGCGAGGTAAGAGAAGAGTTAACAGTAGCTTCAGTTACTTCATCAACTGTTTTTACTGTCACTCGTACAACTTCTGCTACAGTTTCAGCCGAAGTAGTTAGTTTCTATAAGGAAGATGTTCCGCAATCTAGCACTTATTCACAATCAGATGACACTATAACTATTACTCATAGCGGTGCAGAAACATTAGCTGTTGGTGATGTTGTTGACCTAAATGTTACATCTGGTTCTGGTACAACAGAAAATGTAACTGTAACTTCTGTTACTTCCTCAACAGAATTTAATGTTGTAAGCAGTACTTCTGTCTCTACATCAGGTAATGCCACTTTTACAGTACAGAATAATAAAAATATTACAGCCGGTGATGTTGATGGCATACAAACCACAACAGATTCGATATTATCCAGTAAGCAATCAAATGATCTTATAGATGTTTTATCAGAAGGAGAGATTGCTGGTTTTCATTCACCATTAGAAGCAGGCTTGACGCAGGGAACTGATAAATATAATATCGCAGCACTAAAGGATGTTTTTCTTAATGGAACGCAGGTACTAAGAAAATCAGCAGATATAAATAATCTTAAAGAAGGAGATTTTAATTTTACAAGAGAAGATATTAGTTTTGAGCCTAGATTTGGTACATCTAATCAGACCGCATTAGACACTATTAATGAAATAGAATCTGAAACTGCTGTCGGTGTTGAAGTGACAAAGGCAACACCAGTATCAAGGTCAATTTCAAATCAGATAGATAAATTAAGAATCACTATTGTCTTTCCTTCTCTTCAGCAATTTAATACTTCTGATGGATCTACTAATGGTACACAGGTCAATTTATCTATAAAAATTACAGAGAATAATGGCACAGAACATAGAGTTATTAATGGAACTAAAGGTGCTGTAATTGGTAAGACAAATACACAGTATTTTAGAGATTATATTATTAGAGGTTTATCAAACCTTAGCTATCCAATAACTGCTACCGTAACTAGAGTTACAAATGATTCTACTGATACTAATTTACAGAATAAATTTAGTTGGTCATCTTTTACAGAGATAACAGCAGAGCAGAGAGCGTACCCTGACATTGCACACATTGGGTTACGTTTTAATGCTGAATCATTCAGATCAATACCAACAAGAACATACAGAATAAGAGGAATAAAAGTAAAAATCCCGCACAATGCAACTGTAAGGTCTGATGGTAGTTTATCTTTCAGTGGTAGTTTCAATGGTACTTTAAAAACAGATAAGGAATATACAAATGATCCAGCATGGGTTCTATATGATGTCTTAACTAATACACGTTACGGAGCGTCCATACCAGAAACAGCAATAGATAAGTTTGCTTTCTATTCTGCTTCTGAATACAATTCAACACAGATAGATGATGGTTCTGGAACAGGATCTACCGAGGCAAGGTTTAGTTGCAATGTAAATATCAATAATCAGAAGGAAGCATTTGAATTAATACAGGATCTTTGTTCTGTAATGAGAGTACAGGCTTTTTATGAAGCTGGCAGTATTACAATCTCACAGGATAGACCATCTAACCCTGTTTATACCTTTAATATTTCTAACGTAACTGAAGGTGGCTTTTCATATAGCAATCAAAGTCAGAAGGCCAAGTTTACAAAGATAAATGTAGGCTTCTTTGATATGACAACTCAAGCTATAGATTATGAAACAGTAGATGACACAACAGCACAGTCAAGGTATGGAATAAAAACACAGACAATAAAAAGTTTTGCCACAACATCAAGAGGACAGGCTTCAAGAATGGCGAAATGGTTATTGTTTAACCAAAACAATTCTTCTGAAATAGTTAACTTTAGTATTACTGCTGAAGCAGGTGTGTTGGTACGTCCTGGGCAGATAATATCAGTGGCAGATGAGGTAAAACAGGGAGTCAGAAGAGGAGGAAGAATAAAAACAGGTATTAGTACAACTCAGATAGAAGTTGATGATACAGCCTCCACTGATCTTGTTACTACAAATACTGCAAAACTATCAGTGATCTTATCCGATGGAACACTTGAGACAAAAGAGATTAGCGGCATATCAGGTGCTACTGTCACTGTCTCCTCTGCTTTTTCTTCTGTGCCACAGGCAAATAGTGTTTGGGTCATAGAAAATACAACACTTGAACCTACAACATGGAGAGTTGTAAACGTACAGGAAGAGGAAAATCTCACATTTAGTATTACAGCAGCATCACATAACAGTGGTAAATATGATTTTGTTGAAGATGGAACACCTCTACCAGCTAAAAACTTTACTTTAATTACACAAAAATTAGCAGCCCCAACAAACCTCTCTGCGACAGAAGAAATTGTTGTTATAAATAATAAAGCGGTATCAAGACTTAATATACAATTCGCTGCTGTAAAAGGTGCTATTGGTTATTATCTTCAACATAATTTTAATAATTCTAATTTTACAAATGCACAGCTTAAATCTACAGAATTTTCAATTGATAATATTTCAAATGGAAAATTTGTTATAAGAGTATTTTCTATAAATACAATAAATAAGTTAAGTGATGCTCCAAACGAAATAACATTTAATGCAGTTGGAAAAACAGAACTTCCTGAAGATCCTGAAAATTTAACAGTAGAACCTGTTTCTGATCAGTTTATAAGATTACGATTTACACCCGCGAAAGCTAAAGATGTTATTCATGGTGGTGCAGTACAGGTAAGACATACACCATCTACAGGGGCTTTGGCTACTTTTGCTAATAGTACAGATATTATTCCTCAATTGGCTGGAAACATCAGTGAAACACTTGTTCCGGCTTTAACTGGAACGTACAGTATTAAATTTGTTGATGATGGTGGAAGAAGATCACAAAATGCAGCAAAAATAATAGTTACACAACCTGATCCACAACCACATCAAGTCATCCTTACTCAGAGAGAAGACACTACAGATCCAAAATTTCAAGGAGAAAAGACAAGAACAATTTTCAATTCTGATTTAGATGGTTTAGTTTTAGACGGCAGTATATTTTTTGATACTATTAGTAATGTTGATACTTTAAGCAGTTTTGACTTTTTAACTGGTTTTATTTTCCCATTAGGTTTTTATGATTTTCAAAATATTGTTGATTTAGAAGCAATTTTTAATTTAACTCTAAAAAGAAGATTTGTAACCGCGCCAAATATAGTTAATGATTTATTTGATTCACGATTATTTTTATTAGATAGTATTTCAGATTTTGATGGTGCTGCTGCTGAGAATTGTAATGCCAAATTATTAGTAAGCACAAGTCAAGGAAATCCAGCTATATCAACAGCAGCTACATATTCTCAATCTCAAGATTTAGTAACATTAAATTCAAATAATCATGGCGCGTCTGTTGGGGATAATTTTAGAGTTGATTTTACAAGTGGAACAGCAGAAGATGGTTTTTTAGAAGTTGTTTCAGTTACAAACGCAAATACTTGTGTTTTAGAGGCTAAAAGAAAATTTGCAAGATACCAAAGTTTAGGCAAATTTTTAATATTTTTCACTGACGGACATTTTAATACTGGCTTGAGTATGGGTAATTTTACAGGACAAGGAGCAGCCGGTGATTTTGTTAAAATTGTTTTTCTTACAGGTGTATTGAAAGGGCAAGATGCTGAATACAGAGTTGAACTTTTACTTGGTGTTGGGCAAGTTCGATTACAGAAAGTGGGTGGTGAAGATCCATTAGATTCTAAACTTCCTTTTGGGGATGGTCTTTTAGAATTTATTAAAATAAAAGATACTAACGGTAACAATGTAACTACAAGCGGTAATTGCAATATTAGCAGTGCTTTTAGTGCTTTTAATACGTTTGCCAATGGTGAATATACAGCGAGAGCTTTTAAATTTCAAGTTGAAATGACATCAAACAACCCCGATGAAACTATTAATGTATCTGAATTAGGTTTTGAAGCGAGTGTGAAACGAAGAACAGAAACAGTTAACACTGCTATCGCAAGTAATTGTGGTACAAGTGGATCTGCGAAAACTGTTACGTTCCAAGATCCTTTCTTCACTGGTACAGGGTCATTAGGTGGATCGACAAGTGCATTTTTACCCAGTATCGGTATAACACTTGAAGGTGCTGCAAGTGGTGATTTTTTCAATATAACTTCAGTTACAGGTACTCAGTTTGTTATTGAGACTAGAAGCAGCAGTGGTCTCAAAGATTTAAGTTTTAAATATACTGCAATAGGTTTTGGTAAAGGTGGTTAGTTAAGGTTAATATATGAATAATTTAGTATTTAATTAAATGGCAACACATGATTATAATATTGCAAATGGAACTGGTGCTGCTGTCAGAGCAGACATTAATAATGCCTTAGCTGCAATTCAATCAACTAATTCAAATAGTTCAGCACCATCTACAACCGTTGCTTTTCAATTATGGGCTGACACTTCAAGTGGTACGTTAAAAATACGAAATGCTGCCAATAGTGCATTTATAGAATTAATGCAGCTTGACGGAACTATGACAATGGAGGATGGTAGTGCAAGTAGCCCAGGATTAGCTTTTAGAGATGATTTAAATACAGGTATTTTTAGTTCTGCTGCTGATAAATTTAATATTGCCACTGGTGGTGTTGAAAGGATGGAACTGGGAACTACAACAATATTTAATGAAGATGGTGCAGATGTAGATTTTAGAATTGAAAGTGATGGACAGGCTAATATGTTTTTTGTTGATGCATCTACTGACAGGATTGGAATATGTCAATCAAGTCCCAATACAAAAATGCATATTGTTGCCGTCCCTTTAAATACTAGTACTATTTCAACAACTAATTGTAAACAATTGGGTTTATGGGTACAACCTGATGGAACTGCGTCTAACACTTCTGGAAATATTTACACAGGAATTGCTGTTGGTGAAGGTCATGCAGGGATGTATGGATTAGATGGAGGCGGTAGTTCTGCAACAGCTTTAGGGTTTTTTACTGGTAATTCATCTGCAACAAATGAAAGAATAAGAATTGATGGAGCAGGGAACGTTGGCATAGGTGTTACAGCACCTAGCAATCTCCTTCATTTAAGGCAAGAACTTAATGCTGGAACTAATGGCACAGGTATTCTTCAAATTGAAAATACTAGATCTAACACTGGATCTGGTGCTGCTGCAATTACATTCAGAACAAATGAAATAACTTCAGGATTTTCAGGTGTAAGAGCACAAATAGCTG